CATGTCTGGAGGTATTGCTCAACTCGTTGCTATAGGTGCACAAGACGCGCACCTCGTCGGTCAACCCGAAGTTTCCTTCTTTAGATCTAACTATAAACGTCACACGAATTTCGCCCAAACTGTCGAAAGACAGGTTATCCAGGGCAACCCAAGTGCCAATGGTATGTCCACCGTCCGCTTCGAAAGAAAGGGTGACATGCTCGGATACGTCTACATTGCTAACAGAGCCGGCAACATTACCGATTGGTCTGATCATATTTCGAAAGTTGAACTTCTCATTGGTGGACAAGTCATTGATGAACAAGATTATACATTTTCCGCATTACACGCAGAAAGAGTTGTATCCCAAACAGCTTCTAAATCTAGACAGGAACCAATCAAACCAAAAAGTTTTTATCCACTCCGATTTTCGTTCTGTGAAAATGCTCAGTCGGCTTTACCGTTAATCGCACTCCAATACCACGACGTTGAGTTACGAATTACATGGGGTGGTACCACTACATCTGATGCGGAAGTTTATGCCCAATTCATTCACCTCGACACCGACGAGCGTACCGCTTTGTCTTCCGCACCACAAAACATGCTTATCACACAAACTCAAAAAGCTATCGCCTCGGCTTCTAAAATCCAGGAACTCAACTTTAATCACCCAATAAAATACTTAGTTTCCACAACTTCTAATGGTATGGCAGACACTTCAGATGGTCAAAGAACAAAACTCAAACTCCAAATAAATGGGGTAGATGTAGGAGATTATAAAACTGTCGTACCACACTTTGTAGAAACCCCATTCTGGTATCACACAGATTATGGGTATTGTGCAGCTGAAATTCATTCTACAATTCTCTTACCATTTTGTCTCAATACAGCTAAGCTCCAACCAACCGGGTCCCTCAACTTCAGTAGACTCGATTCGGCAAGACTCGTTTCCGATTACAAAATCTTCGATCAAACTGTATACGCCGTCAACTATAACATCCTCCGCATTGAAAACGGTATGGGTGGTTTGATGTATTCTAACTAATTTAACTTAATTTAATTTAGCCACTTATTATAAATGTTTTGGCAATTAATCTTTCTCATAGGTTTTATTTTTGTATTAACATACGATCCAAAATCAGGTACTTTAAATCATTTGGTAAATGAACAAAAACCACCTTTACAAAATGCAGAGTGTAAAGAGGGACATTACCAAGAAATCCAATTTGCACAAATGGGATACGAGTGTCCCAAAGATAAAAGAACAAATATGGGTGCGATTATAAGAACTTAAAAACTTGAAACGTATTTTTATATATAATGTTTACTCTCGACCGCGATACCGCGACTATAGTTGCCGTGCTCATGTGTATTATTGCCACAGTATACATGTACAAAGAACTTAACAAAACAAAATCAGAAATGGAAAATGTAAAGGGATTTTATGGAAATCTCATGGCACATTTATCCAGACCAGACCCCGAAGAATTGTATGAGGAAACTGATACAAAACAGGTGTGTGAAATACATCCAAAAAAAGAAAGTGTTTCGATAACCCAAGTTGAAAATCCCGAAGAAGATTCTTCAGAATAATCATCTTATTCAATTATAACTTGCTAATGAGCAATGAAGAAATACAAAGCAATAGCAGTACCAGTTACATTTGTAGGTGATAAACCACGTTTTCTCACCGTCCGGGATCGAAGGTTCAAAGATTGGATTTTCGTCACCGGAGGGTGCAGGCGAAGAGAAATACCCAATCCACTCAGGTGTGCTCTACGAGAGCTCGAAGAAGAAACAAGGGGTGTTGTTTCTTTAAAGAAAGGGGAATATACAGATTTCAAATTTACAGTAAAAGAATCCCCAGGTGTAGAATTAGAATATAACGTATTCATATTTTTTGTGAATTATACAATACAGGATCAGGTTGAACTCATAAGAAAGTTCAATGAAGAAAAACAGAAAATGAATCTCCGTAAAATACAGAAACAGCCTATTAAAAGGACACATGACGAAAACGATTTCATGAATTTTGAAACACTTGCAGAATTCAGTACAAAGAAACAATGGGATCGTATAGTTAAGAATGTACTCAATAACCCGGAATTCTATGCGTGTGTAACTTCTCTCGATAGAAAAACCTTTTCTATTAAATAATGAAGTCCAAGAATTACATTTTATCACAAATTCACGAACTTCTCGTAGATAGACATGCATATACACCAGAACGTGCTACGAGATACATTGAGTTACATAAAGATGATAAAGTATACGAACTCCTTGTTTTAAAGAAAAAATTATCAGAAGAAGAAGAATTCCCAGAAGTGTCTTATAGACGTTCTATATGGCATCACGAATACGAAGATGAATAAGTAATATAAAAAATTAAAACGTATGATTGGTAAGTATGTTTAAACTCTGGTGTAAAGACCAGGGTTTTGCTAACAACTCCGATCTATCACATGTGCTCATGGACGGTGGTGTCCTTTCTGTGCCATTTGATAGATTGAATGAATTTTATGAAAAATGTATAGAAGCTTATAATTCCGGTGAAAAAATTTTCGTCGTTGAACAAAAAACCGAAAACTATAATTTTTTCATGGACCTTGATTATAAGGACGACGATGAATTAACCTTTGACCAAATTAAAGACATATGTAAAGTCATATGCGATAAAGTTTCCAAGTTCGGTGGTAAAGATGCTTTAATATCCGTTGCCGAACCAAAACCAATTGGATATCTCATTAAAACTGGGATACATATCAACTGGTCAGGTTTTGTAGTAAATCGTGCATCAGCTTTATCTCTAAGGGAACACGTTATAAATACACTAAACCTAGCGTATGGTTCGCGTGATTGGAAAGATATTGTCGATATTTCGGTATATGGAAATTCTTCACGTAATACAAAGGGAAGTGGATTTCGTATGCCGTGGTCACACAAAAGGGGGAAACACGAAGCGTGTTCTGGTCAGGGGTGTGATGCATGTAATCAGTCAGGTAAAGAAACACAAAGTGAATATTTACCCATTTTTGTATATAAACATGGTCCTTTATCAATGTTACAAAAAACAAGTCAAAACCCTTCCGTTGATATACTACACATGGCTACTTTACGCACACAGAGTGAAAAACCAGTTACAGTAGAAGGAAGTTTTAAAAAACATGATGAAGGTACATTTACAAAAATACAAACAAAAAACGTTTTTGAAAACCAAGAGGCTTTACTTCTCATTGAAGAATTTATATGTAAACACCTCGAAGGTCAGGGATCTGCAAATATTACAAAGATGTACAAACATAAAAATCAATTTTTAGTCTCGACGACGTCCAAGTATTGCGAAAATTTACGACGTACGCATAGTTCAAATCATATATGGTTTCATATAATAGGTGATACTATAGCACAAAAATGTTTTTGTAACTGTGAAACTATGAAAGGTCGATTTTATGGGTTTTGTAAAGATTTTTCAGGAAGGCGACACCAATTACCCAAAAAAATTACAGATGTTCTCTACGAAGATGGTAAAGTTCAATCTTATGTACCTAAAAAGAAAAGCCCCGAGCCAAATAAAGTACATAATCCCAATGAACTTATCGAAAAGTTTATAAAAAAGTATATTTTACAAAAAGAAACATTTCATATCGAATCTATCAAAAAAATAGGTCCTAAAAAATACATTGTGAATATCACAGGTGTGTGTGATACATGTAAAGAAAATGTAAATTTTACTATCACAAAAAATCAAATTCAACAAGTGTGTAAATGTAAATGTCGTGCACACATTCTCACAGATAAAATTGTACGTACTTTATAGAATGTTAGCTGTACTCTTAATCGTGGTTATGATATACATGGCATCTTCTTTAATTAAGAAAGATACTGGTACCGAACATATAACTGAAATAATGAGAAAAACACTTCCTTATTCAGGACTAAATAAAGTTTTATACAAGGAATTTTTAGCGAACATGAACATGGCTATAGAATACAAATCACATGTAGAAATTTCAGAAAAGTTATTAGACAGGGCCATTAAAAATTTACGCGAACTCGCTCTTTATACAGTTTCAAGTGATACAAGTGTCGTAGAAGAAATAGATACATTAGCAAATCAATTAAACGCCGAATTTGAACTTATTTTAATAAACGAATCTCTTAATAAAAAACAACCTATTTAAAAGAATAGACATAAAATGAAGTATAATGACAAAAACTAATGTAAATGGAACACGTACTCGTTCTGGTAGGATATCTAAAGTTCCTGAACGTCTTGATCCAGTAGAAGATATACCAGAAGACGACTATTCCGATGAAGATTATGAAACTGAATCTGATATCGATAGTGACGATGAGGATTTATTAGAAACTGACGATGAAGATGATTTTGAAGATGATGACGAAGATATGGATGAAAATGGAAATCTAAAGGGGTTTATTGTAGACGATGACGAAGATGAAGATGAGTAATAATAAGCTTAAAAAAATAAATGTATTTTTTATAAAATGGAAGCTGAAGTTGGTACTCCTATAGAATACAATCCAGATGAATTCGTAAATAAAGAAAATAACGATGAAAAAGAGCACGAGCCCGAAAACAATGAACAATACTATTTTCCGCCTCCGCAACATCAATATTACGACCCCCCTTTACCAGAAAAAACTGATATATTTTCAAATTTAGATAAATCAGCGTACGTAATTATATTCGTATCATTTATATTAGGTTTTTTCATGGGTAAAACAATGCAACCTGTTATTCTTCGACCTGGATAGGTTTACCACTTATCCATAAATATTCTGATGGTGTCTGTTGTCCTTCAAAATCGCCTATAGAACCAAGTTTGGGTTCTGTAAAATATGCACGACTTACAACAAGTGGATCCTTTAGTAAATCTTTCGCAACATCAGAAGCTTTTACATTTTCGGTACCTGATTTATCTTTTCGATCTTTATACAATCGTAAAAATAAATTAACCATAACTAAAACAATAAGAATGGTGATTATGTTTAATATAATACTCAACATACTTACATTTATATAACAAAATTAATTATTTGGATTCTACTTCTTCCCCTTCTTCAACTGTATCTTCACCTTTCTTATCCTGGGCTTCTGTGGATGCAGCAGCTTCGGCATCAGCTTTTTGCATCGCCTCTACCGAATCAAACCCTCTTTCTTTAGCTTCTTTTTCGCGCGCTTCCTTAGCTTCTTCTTCACGTTTCTTTCTTCGTTCTTCGATTTCTTCCGCGACAATCTTATCCGCTTCCTTTACAAGTTCTTCCATTGGTGTATCTGGTTTCTCTTTTTGGAGACGTTCGAGAACTTCTGATGGGTGACTGATTGGTGTCTCATCGGGTTTCGTATAATACTTTGAATTTTCGTCACCTGGTTTAAACATGTTCGTGTTTGCTACCATGTCCGCTTTTCTTTCCGCAAACATCTTTGCCGCGAGCGCTTGATTTTCTTTGTATCCCGTCATGAGTTCTTCGAGTTTTTCATTAGTGTAATGAACATCCTCGATCTTCGTTGGATCTGGTGGAATTAATAACCATTTATACATATCAACAACGTAAATATCAAACGTTGCATCTTCCTTCTGAAGACGTTTCGCATGATTTGCAGCTTCTTCATGTGTATTAAATGCACCTCTAATCTTGATACCAAACTTATCGTTTTTTTGTGGTGCTTCGGGACCTACAACAGAAAGGCATGCATAAAGTTGACCGGGGACAGTAGTATAATCTTGTTCGAGAGACATTTTTTTTATATATTATATACTTAAAAACTTTAAGCCTTTTATATTTAATAATGCACGAGTTTTGGAATAAACAGCCAGTTCCACAAGATAAAGCTATTTTTGATAAAGATGGGGAAATAGATTCATCTAGAGAACTTAGGTACGAAAAAAATCCTTTACCAGAAGGATACGAATGGAGTTCGTGTACCATAGAAGAACTATCTGAATTTTTAAAGAAAAACTATATACGCGATGAATCGTTTGAATTTAACTATTCCAAAGAACTTATAAAATGGGCAATACAACCACCCGGATACAAAGACGAATGGAATATTACCATTCGTGAAACAAAAAGTAATAAAATAATTTCTTTTATATCAGGTGTACCTTTAGACGTACGTATAAATAATAAATGTATTAAAATGCTCCAAATAAACTTTTTATGCGTTTCTGAAAAACTTCGGGATATGAAACTTACACCTTTACTTATACACGAACTCAAAAGACGCATGAATTTGCATGACATATGGCAGGCTGTATATACAGTTGTAAAAAGACTACCTACACCTTTTGCCAAAGTAAATTACTGGCACAGACTTATAAATGTTAAAAAACTGAATCGTATCGAGTTTTCTAATGCAAGAGAACAAGCACATCGTATTTTGGGTACCTCACAGTTTAGGGAAATGACTGAACATGACATTCCACGGGTCACACTAATGTTACAAGAACATTTAAAAAAGTTTAAATTTTCACTTAACATAGACGAATCGTATGTTAAGCACTGGATTCTCCCTCGTAAAGATACGGTGTATACATACATAAACGACGAAAATGATCAATTCACCACATTTTATAGTTTAGATTACCTACATAAACCAAGTGGTGAAATTGTAAAACAGGCATACACGTTCTATAATGTAGGACATTGTTTAAAAGATGCTATAATAATGGCACGTAACCGTGGTTTTGATGTATACAACTGTGTAAACG